AAATTTAACTAACTAAATAATAAATTATGAGTTTAACTCCACAATTTGGTAGTTTAATACCAACTGCAACGCAGGAAATATTAAATAGCAACTACCTACAATTTAATACTGGTAACGCTGCAACTGGTGGTGATTCTTTTGCCCAGCAGTATTTACCGGAAATTTACGAACAAGAAGTAGAGCGTTATGGAAACAGAACGTTATCTGGATTCTTAAGAATGGTTGGCGCTGAAATGCCAATGACATCTGATCAAGTGATTTGGTCTGAGCAAAATAGATTACATATTTCTTATGAAAATGTTACTTCTGGAGCTGCTGGAGCAACGGCTAATCAGCTTACTATTCCAGTTGGAGCAGGCATAGTAAATGTGATTTCATTAAATGACACTATTGTTATACTTGATCCTGTTTCTGGAGCTGAAGAAAAAGCTTTAGTAACTGCATCAAATACAGCAACAGGTGTTCTTACTGCAATACCTTACGCGCCTGTAGCACAAACACTAGTTGCTACTTTTGGAGCTGCTAATGCTGGATTAAAAATATTTGTATATGGTTCTGATTACTCTAAAGGTTCTCAAATCTTAACAAATACTGCCGGTGCGGGTGCTCAAGCTGCTGACACTAGGGTTTCAGTTGAACCTACTTTTACGCAATATTCTAATTCACCAATTATTCTAAGAAGCCAGTACGTAGTATCTGGATCTGATATGGCTCAAATTGGATGGGTTGAAGTTGCAACTGAAGACGGAACTTCTGGGTACTTATGGTATTTAAAAGCTGAATCTGAAACTCGTTTGCGTTTTGAAGATTACTTAGAAATGTCAATGGTTGAAGCTGAGTATAATCAAATCGCAGGAACTATAGGTACAAACCCAGGATCTGAAGGTTTATTTGCTGCTATTCAATCTCGTGGTAACGTAGAAGTAGGATTTACTGCTGCTGCTGGACTAGATGAGTTTGATGCTATTTTGAAAAACTTAGATACTCAAGGTGCTATTGAAGAAAACATGCTTTTCTTACAAAGACAAACTGCTCTTGATTTTGATGATATGCTAGCTGCAATCTCTGGTGGAAGCGCCGGTGGTACTGCTTTTGGTTTATTTGAAAACTCTGAGGAAATGGCTTTAAATCTTGGATTTAGTGGTTTCCGTAGAGGATCTTACGATTTCTACAAAACTGATTGGAAATATTTGAACGATGCTTCTACTCGTGGAGGTATTAATGGTATTAACTCTATTGAAGGAGTATTAGTACCTGCTGGAACTTCAACTGTTTACGATCAAGTATTAGGAACTAATATTCGCAGACCTTTCTTACATGTACGATACAGAGCTTCGCAAAGTGATGATCGTCGTATGAAGTCTTGGTTAACTGGTTCTGCTGGTGGTGCATTTACATCTACTTTGGATGCTATGGAAGTAAATTTCCTATCTGAGAGATGTTTAGTAACACAAGCTGCTAACAACTTCGTATTATTCAAAGGAGTGTAATTACTTCTTAAATTAAATCTTAGGGCCGCTAAGTGAGTGGTGGCCCTAGGATTTTTATTAACTATTTAATTTTATTATATTATGGCTAAAAAAGCTAAAGCAGTAGAAACTGTTGAGGTTGCACCTCAAGAGGTTGCGGTAAAAACCGCTTCTAAACCCACAGAACCAACGTGGGAAATTAAAGATAGAGTTTATTATTTGACAGGAAGAAAATCTCCTTTAACTCTTACAATTCCAGGTAAGCATACTAGAAAACATGCTTTACTTTATTTTGATAAAAAATCAGGCAAACAAAGAGAAATTAGATATGCAACAAATCAAGATTCACCTCTTGTAGATGAGCAAAAAGGTGAGTGCACAATGGGTCATATTAGATTTCATGATGGAACTTTAAAAGTTCCAAAAGAAAAGCAAAACCTACAAAAGCTTTTATCTTTATACCACCCTTTAAAAGGTAGAATGTATGAAGAATTTAGTGCTAAAGAAGAAGCTGTAGATCAATTAGAAATATTAGATTTACAAATAGACGCTTTAAATGCCGCTAGAGGT